ACGAGACGCTGCTCATTCAAGAGCACCCGCCGCTGCCCGAGATGGCTTTCGTCATGACCGGCAGTCAGTTCTTCGCCCCGCGTGTGCTCAACGATCTGTACTCGGTGGCCCGCGGGCGCAAGTTCCGTCCGGCGCGCTATCACTTCGGCGAGCAGTTCGAGTCCACCACGCTGCTCGACTGCATGCCGCGCCACGCCGAGCTCAAAGTCTGGGAGGCGCCCGTTCCAGGGGCGGCCTACGTGATCGGCGCCGATCCGGCCTACGGCTCGAGCGAGAACGCCGATCGCTTCGCCATCCAGGTGTTTCGCTGCTTCGCCGATCAGCTCGAGCAGGTGGCCGAGTATTGCACCCCGGACATCAGCACCTATCAGTTCGCCTGGGCCATCATGGCGCTCGCCGGGGCCTATCGCAACGCCTACTTCATCCTGGAGATCAACGGGCCGGGCGGGGCGGTCTACGACGAGATGAAGAACGTCAAGCGCCTGGCCTACTCGGGCCGGCGCATGTGGGAGGGCCGCGAAGCCGAGCGCGACGCGCTGCGCGATGCGGTGGGCTCGATCCGCAACTACGTGTGGGCCAAGCCCGATTCGGCGCTGCCCGGCGCCAACACCCTGCACTGGAAGACCAACCTGGACAACAAGCAGTTCGCCATGAACCTGCTGCGCGATTACGTCACGCGCGCAGTGCTCAAGGTCAACAGCGAGGAACTGATCCGCGAGATGCGCAAGATCGTGCGCGAGGAAGGCGGCGACATCAAAGGCGATGGGCGCTCCAAGGACGATTTGACGATGGCCGCAGCCCTGGCCTGCGTGATGTGGACCCAGCGGCTGCGCCCCATCCTCACCGCTCAGGGGGCCACGCGCGGCAACGTGGAGAAGCAGCAGAACGTAGCCCACACCGGCCCCGCGCCCGTGCCCCAGCTCGCGGTGGTCAACTATCTCAAGCAGGCCGGCATCGTCCGGCGCGGGAGGCGCGCATGAGCATGCTCAACGAGTTCGTGGAGGTCGTCTTCACCAACGACGAGATAGTGAAGTGCCGCATCGTCGATCTGGATCAGGGCTGGGTGAAGTTGCTTGGCCAGGATGGCTCGGCGCCCGTACCCACATGGGTGCCCCTGGAGGGCATCCAGTACATGAGAGTCTATGAGCCCGAGCGAGATCGACGACCTGCGCCGCCGGCTGCGCCATAGCCTGATCGTGCGGCAGACCTCGGTCGCTGCCTTGGAGAAGAACTCCAGCATCGACCGGGCCGGGCTGCTCGCCTTCCTGGATGCGAAGGACGATCTGACCGAGGAGGCGCGCATGCGCCTGCTGTGGTGGCTGCAGGAGGAGGCGCGCGTGGAACAGAAGGTCGCCGAGCGCGCGGCGAGCAAGAAGTGGTACTACCACGCCACCCTGCAGGAGCGCTGGGATCTGCTCACGCGCGAGCTGCGCAAGGTCTACGGCGTGATCTGGAAGATGAGCATCCACCGCTGCACCGCAGCCGAGGCGCGCGTGCAGATGGCCTGGATGGAGGAGCGCCTGATGCAAGAGTTCAAGGCGCGTCACGCCGAGGCGGTGTCGCTGTTTCCCAACAGCTTTCAGCCCCGGGCGAATGCCTACTGGCAATGGAAGAAAGAGCTGTTGCGGCTGTACCGTGAGAATAAGGTACTCGGGCTACCCGAAGAACGACTCCCCTGGGCCGGTGTTGATCGTGCGCTCAAACACGAGAAAGCTCACCGCCGAGGAACTGCGAAAAAAGCGCAGGCTGTTTAAGGGCATCCCGCCCTACGGCTCGATCACCGTGCTGTCGGGCCGGCTGCACCTGAAGAACTTCACGCGCCACAAGAGCGCGCTCAACAGCGCCTGCTTCACCCCCGCGGGCATGTGGTGGGTGCGCTGGTTCAACGACTTCCCCCCGCCCGGGGTCAAGCACGCCGACTACGTCATCCTGGTCGGACGCGCCACCCGCACCAACGACCTGCAGAACAACATCCTGACCGACGCCTTCGTGGTCAAGCCCCCCGAGAAGGGCAACTTCCGCAAGGCGCTCATGCGCTTTCTCACCCGCTATCTGCTGCGCCCCTGCGAGTTCATGGTCTGGCCCGAGCAGTGGGGACCGCAGGACGACGACAAGAACTAGGCCGTCTGCACGCAGACGACCTACCCGTCTGCACGCAGGCGGGTACCGAAGCAGAACGCGATTGCACCCTTTGACATCCCGTAAAGAAGGGTATCTCCCGGCCAACAGCTTTCTGGCAGACACGAGGCTAATCTGCCAGTTTTGTGACCCCGCGCCAGTTGCGCCAGTATTTCGGCGCCCGCATTGGCGCACTGGCGCAAGCACTTGACGAAACGGAGGAACAAGTCTAGCCTGCGCATGTAAGTAAACACTTACTTTCATGCCCGCCCCGCTGAAGGAATACCTATGCGCGGCTCACGGTGCGTTCGAGTCTCGTGCCAAATCGCCCCGCTGCCCCTACGGGTGCAACACCGTAGAACGACGCTTCTACACCGCCCCGGCCATCCGTACCGGCCCGATGATGACGGGCTTGGATCGCCTCCAAGGCCGCATCGCCGCTGAGCTCGGGCTGTCCGATCTGCGCTCCGACGCTCGCGAGGGCTCTACCGTGATGGGCTCCCTGCGCGCCGATCAGAAGGGCTGGAAGGATCTGGCCCAGGGCCAGGCACCCATGACCTCTTACTGGGGCAACCCGTCGAACTTCGGCGGCTTCCCCGGCATGCCCGCGGTGCCGGCCAAGACCGCCGCCGAGGAGCAGGGCGGCATCACCCCGGTGTCCCCGCAGAGGCTCGGCGCCGCGCTGCCCCGCCCGCTGGTCAAGCCGATCGCCCCCCCGCCCGCCGTCACGCAGGCCGAGATTCAGAAGGTCAAGAGCGCGGGGCCGCAGTGAAGATCCCGCGCGATCCGCTGCTGCGCATCGGCTTCTACCAGGAGGTGCTCGAGCAGTGCTTCGCCAGCCGCACCGATCGGGCGGCCAAGTACGACAGCCTGCGCTCCTACTATCTGTGGGGCACCGACGGCTCCGAGATGCCCCTGGCGTCCAAGATCTACAGCCACCTGGACACGCTGACCTCGTTTCTGTACTCGGCCGAGACCACCCGCTTCATCGTCGAGCTGGGCGAGGGCGCCGATCCGCGCGAGATGCCCAAGACCATCGCGCTGCGCAACCGGCTGCAAGACGAGTGGCACGACTCCACTACCGATACGCTGTTCGGCGAGGCGCTGCTGTGGGCGCTGGTCTACGACTCCATGATCCTGTATCCGGTGTGGCGCCGCGGGGCGGTGAACACCTACTTGATCGAGCCGTGGAACTTCGGCGTGCTGCGCGAGGACGTGCAGGGCCTGAGCCGCCAGGAGGCGATGGGCTTTCGCTACGACATCACGCTCACGCAGCTGCTCTCCGACCTGGAGGGCCACCCCAAGCTCGAGGACATCATGCGCCAGATCGCGGTGTCCGGCGCGCAGGGGCCGACCACGCAGCTGCCCTCCGCGGTGCAGCGCATCATCACCTCCAGCGTGAGCCCGAACATCGTGGGCCAGGTGCCGGTGTGGTGGAACGACCCGACCATGATGCTGCGCCCTCAGATCAAGGCCGACATGGCCACCCTGGAGGAACTGTGGCTGTGGAGCGACGAGGACAACGACTTCCGCCGCGTGACCATGTGCAACAACGTGGTCATCTGGGACCGGGAGAACACCTTCCTGCCCACCGACGAGGCCGACAACGTGCCCGGCGAGGTGCCCTTCACCCAGGTATGCCCCAACCCGCAGCTGGGCTACTTCTGGGGGCGCAGCGAGATCGCGCACCTGGTCAAGCTACAGGAAGCCTGGGCCTGGCGCCTGGAGGAGATCCGCCGCCTGGGCGACAAGATAGTGGACCCGCCCAAGCTGGGCATGGGCTTCTCGGCCGACATGCTGGAGAGCCTGGATGCCCTGTTCGACCCGCATGGCTTCGCCTCGGTGTCCGAGGGCGCCAACGTGAAGGTGGAGAACTTCGCCCCGCAGATCCCCGATGTGATCTGGCACGAAGTCGATTACCTGGACAAGATGTTCTCCATCCAGTCGGGCATCACCCCGATCATGCAAGGCTACGGAGAGTCCGG